TGTAAAGAACCCGTTGCAGGAGTCTCTTCAAAATTATAGTCCGTAATGATATTTCTACCTTCAAACTCAGCAGCCATATCTTCCAGTCTAGTTAAAGCAAGGGCTAAGTCCTCCGCTGAAGGATCAATAGTAATGCCTGAAATCCTCATTAGAGAGTACGCTCCATTTATAAGGGCCAATTTGGTGGTCACGTTTTACCTCGCTGCTGTTTTCGTAGTTGTCTTGCTCAGTTTTGAGTCTTTCGAATCACTCTTCGGCGACTCTTCCGAGGCTGTCACTTTCGACTCAGCAACCTCGACTTTAACTTCAGGATAGACATCTTTTGGATCAAGATGCCACCCATTATCGAGCAAATGTTCAAACCCAAACTCATTCACAATTTGCTTTTCACATGTGATACCATTAACCACATGTGAAGTACCTTTCCTAAAAACTTCAATCATTTTTTCTTCTCCTTTGGCTTTGGCTTTGGCTTTGGAGTTGGCTTAGGATTTAACTTAGCCTCTTTCAACAAACGTTCTTTATGAAGAACTTCTGGATCTTTCATAGCATGTCCTCCTTGATCTCATCAACTTTTTCTTTGATATCATTAACTTTGTCAAGAATATCATTAAATAAGTCGATGAGATCATCAGATAATTGACCATGTGACAGTTTTCCGACCCCTAAACACTTTTTACATTCTGTTTGTATAGGTTGAGGTGGATCTCCCGAATCTCCAGGTTCATACCCCAATCCACCACACGAATCACAGGTTTTTGTAATTTCTTTCATGTTTTTCCTTTATACTTTACGTACTAGAATCACTACCCCAATTACCAATGTCATTAATTGTACCACCACCAGTAATTAGATCAGCCTTAGATGTCATACCTGCATTGTCCCAACAGAAAGCACTAGTAGCCTCAATAACAATTGGCGTATCAACAACATCAGCGCGATCATCAGTTGAATCAAAAAACATGTTATGAGCGATTTTTGTATTGTGTCCCGCAGCCTGACTAATGCCAGTTGGTGTGCCAATAAACGTACAACCTAAAATCCAATCATTGACTGGATTAACAACCCCATTGGAGGCAATGCGAACTCCAGCAGTTTTAGCTGACTGACTGAAATAGCAATTTTCAACACGCAGACCCTCATTTCCTAAATCTTCAAGGCTATAAGTATAAGCATCTACTACATCTCTAGGCCAAAAGCAACCATTAAAAAGGTTATTTACAGGACCAGAAGAACCCTGAGTTCCAACAGTGACACATGGATATAATCCACTTGCGCTATTCATAAAACCCATATTATAAATAGAAACAGATGAACCAGTAACTCTTAAGGCAGGAATTACTGCACCAGCATCCCAACCACCTTGAGTGGCACTTCCGTAAAGAATAGTACCATCAGCAATATTAGACCCAGGACCAGTGGCAATGATTGTACAGTCACTAGCTGTTAGAGTGAGTCCGGTTTCACTGTACCATCCCTCATCAATGTATAGCACAGTATTTCTACCACCTGGACTTAACCATCGATCATTGGTGGCTGCTAAATTTAAAGCGGCAATACCTTCTCCGATTGTTTTAAAAGCCCCAGCCCAAGACTTTCCATCTCCTGAAGTACCAACATTCCTTGAGACATAAAACTTTTGCCCAGGGAATCCCATACTAAGCATGCCCGAAAGATCACTTCTTGAAACATTTAAACCAGTGTGAAAAAAATCTCTCATTTTTATTCTCCTTGTTCATGATGGGGGTCTAAGCCCCCATCAGGTAGAATGTTATTAGGTATGAGCAGGAGGTCCTGCTTTTCCAGTAAGACTCCAAATTCTCCATCCAGCAGAATCATCAACATAAAACAAAACAGCTTGATCTCCAGCATCAGCAAAAACAATGGTTGCCCATCCGGTTGCAGTGGCGGGTGTAAGAGTACCATCACCCCCACCATCTGTTACGAGATTAATTACCAAAATTTGACCCGGTTCTCCATTTGCCAAGGTCAAGGCTTCTGCATTATCACCTGTAGTTTTAGCCACATATGCGTGTGTAACAGGAATAACTAAAGCATCAGCTGCTACAGCAATAGCAAGATCATCTGTAGCATCATAATCATTCCTATGATATATTTCTCCAATTCTTAAAACTCTTGACATGATTATTCTCCTTGTTCAGAGGTGGGGGACTTTCATCCCCCACTCAGGTAGAATTGTTAGTAAGTTACAGCCACTCCACAATTGGAGGGGTTGCAGATAGTAATCCCGTACCATGTGAAAATTCTGAACCTGAAATTCATGGTGGCGATGTTGCCATCATAAACCATATACAACTGGAGTCCATTTTCCATGGTATCTGTAATGACTTTCATGCCATCATACTGTTTGAAGAGTTCGGCAGGAATTGTCCCACCAAGTACTTCAACAGCTCCTCTGTCAAAGAAAATGTTCGTTTTGTTTGAAGCGTCAATGTTAAGACGCGTCACTGTAGCTGCATTCAAGATCTGAGTGTTGATGTTGGCATATGCATCTTCAAGTTCATCTGCACCTGTATCAAAAATAGGTTTGGGATAAATTTTGATATGAGTAGCATCAGTGAGTTCAATCACAGTAAAAGTCATTGCATTACCAGTTGCAGTTTTATCTGCAAGACCAATTGATTGAACTGCTGTACCAGCATTCTCAATTTGAATTTTATCACCAACTGTAAGCAACGATGAATCATTGACAACTAAAGAAGCTTCTCTATAGTCAACGTTGGTAACAACTCCAGTCGTAGCATTTACAGAACCACCCGAAGGACTGAAATCTTGGTTGCCGGTTACTGTCACTGCTGGATCTGCTGCGCCAGTAATATTCGGCAAATATGATCCAGTATAAACATCAAAACTTGCAATATTTTTACCGATTTGACCATTGGTCCACACTTCCGCAGCACGACCCTGAAGAGTCTGACGAGCAGCAAGGTCTTTACCAAAGAGGAGATTATCTCGGTCATTGAGAATAAAAGCTCGTCCTTCAGTTGCAAGTTGACGTTCATTCATGATTGCCTGAGCTTCAGCAATAAACTCATATCCACTCGTTACATTAGAACGATAGAAAAGTGATCCCTGAACTGCAATGGCTGAAGCAATAGCTGCATTGAGTTCAGTTGCTTGTCTCCTGCCAGATTGTTCTGCACGTCGTTCCCAGAAACGAGTATCTCTCAGATCATCTGCTCGCATTTGAACAAAATCATTTTTAGGCGTACCCAATAAGGCCGGATAAGTCTCTTCGATGATACCAGTTTCTTCATCTGACAAATCCCATCCAGAAATGATAGGAGCGTGCTGTTGAACCGGATACCAGATGAAATTGCTAGAATTCTGCATAGATCCAGCTTCCGGTTGATGAAAATTAGTTAACCTGAGCAAATCTTGCTGATGCTCATAGGTTTCCTTTGTTTTTTCAAACATTACTTCGGCGATTTTACCTGTTGATAGTGCCATGGTACTTTATCTCCTGTTACCAGTTGGAAACATCGATACCTGCCGCTTTAGCCTGTTTCTTGACATCATAAGCCACCTGTATATTCCCCTTTTTAATAGCTGCCTGTCTGCGCTTAAGAAAAGCACTTGCCTTGGCAGAGGATGGTGAAGAATCTCCATTAATATCATCACCAGGAGGCGGAGCTTTCGATATTTTTCGTTTAGTGTTTAAAAGTCGTTCCCTTTGTTGACCTAAAAAAATAGAAGCTTTAAGTCCTGTAGGATCATCAGTAAGAAGAGATTTAAACTCATTAAGAGCATTTTTATTTCTACCTAGGTAGAATAAAACTTTTTCTGATCCATCACCTAAAACTGAAATAATTTGGTCCGTAACAAGATCCCCTATACCGGGTCGTATACTCTCAACAGCCTCTCTTACTACAAGATCTGTTTTTTTGTATACCTCTGTATCAATACCGTTATCTTGAATTAATTTGGATGCACGTTCGTAATGACCATCAACTGCTTTCTCCAAATCTACTTTGGCTTTAGCTTGAGCATTCTTGATTTCAACCTTTTTGTTGGTTGTTTCAAGACGAACTTCAAGCATTTTATCCTCATACTCTGATAAAGCCTCTTCATGATCCAAGATAGTGTCAAAATCTTCTTGTCTTGGCCGTTTTGGTGCTACTTTAAGTTTAGGTGATTGTTGAACTCCGGCTTTAAGAGCTTCATTTTCCGCTCTTAGCCGTGCTACCTCTTCGTTACTATCAGTTAACCTCCCTTTAAGCTTCTGTTTCATTCGGATGTGGGTTGAGACTGGTACATCTGAAGGTTTCTGGTCACCTTCATCTGCCATCCAGGCATCCACTTCCTTTGGTTCACCATCATCATCATCAGCATCAGCATCAGCATCAACATCAACATCAACATCGGTATCAGCATCAGCATTAGCATCAATGGGTTCATCATCCTCAAATTCTTCAACTTCTACACCATCTACCAGTTTTTGCATACCCAGGTTCTCCTTCCTGTAAAGGTCCGTATATAAGTTATACGTAACTGCTTTTTGCCCTGGTTGCTCCAGTTATTGTGCAATCTGCTTGGTAATTGAAATGACCCTATCTAAATCAATTATTTTTTCTGTGTTGTCAAGTTTTTTACCAAGAGACTCAATTTTGGTTAATTCTATTTTTGCACCAACTTCTTGAGCTTTAATTTGTGCAGCCATGCGATCAGTTTGAGCTTCAAAACCTGCAATTTGAGTTTTAGCTTGCTCATTCTGAGCTTTAAGCTGCATTTCAATTCCTTTACGTTTTGACTCAAGTAAATCTGCATCACCTTTTTTATTTTCAGCTTGAGCAAGAAGTGTTGCAGCATCCGGTTCTTTATTCTTTTGTGCTTCTTCAAGCATTGCTTCTTCTTCAGGAGTGGTAGGCTTCTTAATGCCCTGTAAAATTAATTGTTTATTAGCATAATCTCTAATATCATCAAAATCTACTCCATCCATCAAAGCAAGCATTTTAAGTTGTAAAGCCTGTCTAGTAGGATCTTCTACAGGCATTCCTTGAATCATCATACCAAGATGATTGATGGTTTGTTCTTTTTGACTAGAGTAACTAGGCCCAATCTTTGAATAAACCTCAAATTCAGCATTGCTGAGGTCGTGTATTGTTATAATATCTCCAGTTTGCTTATCAACTACTTGGTCCATTACTTGTTTTTCTGAACGAGTTCCATCTGCCGCTTCTACTCTTACTTTTCTTGGCACATCATATATTTCAGAAGCCATAGAAGCAAAAACCTGAGCATCTCGCCGCTTTGCATGTTTTGTATGATCTTGGTAAACCATTGATTGCATATCAAGTCTAGCTTGCAAAGCATAGATTGCTCTTCCGGAAGCCTCAGGATCAGTAACATCTTGAGGTACACCAGGATTAGCAACATCTTCAACAGCTTCTTTAGATAACATTAAAACAGCTGGAAGAGCAGTTGGCATAGGTTGCTCAGGCATTTCTCCTATAGGACCTACTGGTAAATCTGTACCATCACCTGATTTTCTATTAGCAAGTAAATACGGAAAATTATTTTCTGCCCCTGATTCAGAATACATGTCTTCAAAACCAGCGATTTGTTCTTGCCAGAATATTGGTTTTCGTCGAGGAGATCGAGAAAGGATATCACCTAAGTAACTCCCCGCAAAGTTACGTAAGCGTTGTGGATCTTTAGTTAACCGAGTTACCCCTTCCCAATGCTCCTCTCCCTCAACGAATGCGTGTTCTCCAAAAGATGGTATTACTGGGATATGCTCTCCAGCAATCACATTGATTTTTATTATTTTTTCACCAGAAGCTATATATTTAGTAATGCGATCTCTTTTATAAACTTGTTCTGATTCTACAGCATAACCAGCCCCCATCAAATCATCTTCAATTTCAAGTAATTCACTTTCACGAACATTTATAGTACTACCAAAAGGATCTGATAAAGTCAATACCTTTTCTTCAATTGTTTCTCTGTGATAAAATTTAACAACATATATTTTTTTACCGCCACCTAAAATCCACGGGAAAGTATATGACTGCTCAGGGAATTTAAAAGAACCTGCATCTACATGATCAAGCTCTTCTCCTGTTAGTTTCTTAATTAAATCAATGTACCCCTGTTCTGAATAAGCTTCCAAAATAGAAACGTAAGTTGCATCTGATTTATCTAAGAATTTAGAATTAGGGTCCCACATAACATTGTTATTGGCTTCAATTATTGGCTTTCTAACAATAACTTGATTTTTATCACCAATGCGTTTAGTGGCATATTCGGTCCTTAATTCCCAAGCACCAACTCCGCATACTACAGTTTCTACTTGAGCATTATTAAAAGCCTCAATAGAAGTGTTTTTGTGGCAATCTGCTCGGTATAGCCCATCTAAAATCTCTGCGGAGTCATCTCGAGTTTCATCTTTGGGAACAAAATCTATCTGTACTGGATTCAGTGCCAAATCAGCTAAAATCTGACGACCCGCTTTGCGTAAAATATTAAATTCACCACGGTATGCTAATTGAGAACCAGCTAAAATGCTATCATCCCATTGTGTTACCCAATAGAAGACTAAATCATCAGCACCACGTTCTCTAGTGGTCTGAGAAGCTATATAAGCCTTATCGTGCATGCGTTTTAGATCAATTAATTCTAGTGGCATGTCAATCCTCTATTTCTTTTTGGGTGGTGGTGTCCACAAAGCATCATTAAGTTCTTTCAACTTCTTTTGTCTAGCTTTTATTCTATCAATTGCACTATCATCTACTGATCCGGGTTCTGTTTTCTTTTCTGGTTTTGGTTTTGGATCTGGCATTATGCTACCCTCCTATATTTTTTAGTATGTCTGTTAATACCCTCACCTATTTGTGTAATCGGTTCAGGCCGTTTAGTAGAACCAAACTGTGGAATATGTACAGTTTTAAACAGCATTTTAACAGAATCCGCCAAGTTTGGTGATGGTATCTTAAATTTTCTAAGCATCTCTTCTTTGGTATATAATTCAAATATACCATTTGCATTAGGTTTAATTGGAAGTCTACATAACTCAGATCGTAATTGCACCAGCTCAGACATATCTGAGGAGAATGAAATCAATGTATCAGGATCTGTATAGACATGCTGGGTCACAGCAATATAAGTTCGGTATACGCGGTTACGCAATTCAAAGTAGTATTGAGCTCTACAGTTTTTGATGGCTTCTTTATTTGTTTTCTGATTTTGTATAGAAATTTTGTCAGCAGGTTCGTAAGGTGCATCCGGATTATCTACACTTTCAGAACCCTTATACTGTGCCACAAGAGTCTTTTTACCTTCAAAAGCTCTGTTAACTTGACGGTTAAGACCAATACCAAGACCATCACAATCCCAAAGGAAAATATCAGCGTTATTCTGAATAGCGAGACCAGTCGCCCAATCACATCCTTCATTTATGTCACCTGAGCTCTTTAGCAGAACTTCTTCAACTACTGAGCCATGTCTGAAAGCATATCCTTTGTCATCAGCGCCTTCATCAGAAGGATCGTGAGATGCTACTCTAACACCAAGAGGAGCAAATCCTAGTTTTACATGGGCATCAACACAAGCATCGAACCACTCAGCCTTAATAAGAGCATTCTCAACAGAGTCATTGAAAGCACCCTCCCAGATATGATCATAAAGAGCTCTTGGCAGCACTTTAAAATCATGTAAACGCTCTTGCTCTAATTCCTCTGGAAACCAAGGGTTATCACTATGATTAACCTTCACAATATAATGTAAGTCATCTTCATAGAATCCATTGGCATCTAGTTCTCTTTGGTATGGGTTTATGAATCTCATTGAGAAGGGATCCGCAGCACTCATTGGATTAGCTGATATCCAGAGTTCTGAATCCTTTTCACGCAGCGTGGGAGTCAAAATCTTTAAGCTTTCCGCCGATATAAATTGTCCCTCCTCAAGCCAAAAGTATTTGAATCCAAACATTGATTTAATAGCATCGATAGATCTCGCAAGTCCACGAAATCTAAAACCTCCACCAGACTCATGTTTTATTTTATTGTTATAGTTTTTAAAGCCAGGAATCTTTAACCTATCTATTTCTGACTTGAGAAGGGCAAATACACTGTCATCTAAAGAATTTTGAAACTCTCGTAAGCAACCAACTAAAGCTCGTTCTAACTGAGTTTTATGAGCAAGCATACCAGCAAACGTCATTGATTTAGCACCACCTCTACCACCATACGCAACCTTATAACGCTTTTGCGTAGTAATAAATGGTTTTAATTTTACTGG